AGTCGAGGGCCGCAAGTGAATGTCGAACTCGCATTTCGTGCCGGTGCCCTCGCTCTGGCGGTTGCTCTCGCGGTGGCTCCCTACTGGCCGCAAATCCGAGCGGCCGCGAGTCGTGCGGTGGAGGCCGGCAAAGAAAAAGCCGGTCTCCTGAGTCGCCTTGCCGCCATTGCTCTGCTGGTCGCTGCCGCCTGGGGCAAGGTGCAGCTGCCGACGCTGCCGACCAGCCCCGTGGCTCCCGTGGCCGTCGAGACGCCGAGTGACGAGATGCAACGCCTTGTTACGCCGATTGCCGAGGCCCTGCGTGGTGCCTCGCCTGTTGATCGTGCCCTGTGGGCTGAGGTCTGGACCAAGGCCGCAACGGTGGCCGCTGGCGATGCCGTGACCACCGAGGTGGTCTTCACGGACACCCGCTCGCTGCGGGCCTTCACCGCTCTCGCCGTGGACATCGCCTGGCGTCGCATCGGGCAGCACGTGCCCGGCTCCAACGAATCGCTCAGGACGGCCGTAGAGGCCGCCTACGGGTCCGCTGTCGGCGTGGACGTTGTGCCGGTCACTGCGGACCTGCGGGGCCGCTATGTGGCGTTCTGTCGTGCCGTGGCATGGGCCGGCGTCAACGGGGGCTGACGCATGGCAGAGCATGGCATGGGCTACGTGCCTGACCCGGAAGGCGCCGCCGCATTCGTGGCGTCGCTTCCGCATCCGACGCTCGCGACGGCCGGGCCGGATCTCAAGGCGGCCGATCAGGACGTGCTTCTGTACCCAGCCCTGCTGGCGTGCGACAGCAAGTGGAAGCGTGGCTCGCAAGGTAACGTCGGCTCATGCGTCGGCTGGGGCGCGAGCCTTGCCGTAGACGTGCTGGCTGCGTGCGACATCCACTGGCGGAAAGAGCCGGAAGCCTGGCACGGCCGCACCATCGAAAGCAGCCTGTACGGCTTCTCCCGCGTGGAGGCTCGGGGCCAGCGATCCAACACCGGAGGAGACGGCAGCACGGGCTTCCATGCCGCCAAGGCGATCCGCGACTTCGGTGCCCTGCACTACGGCGTGGACTACGGCGGCACCGTAGTTCGCGAGGAAGGCAAGCAGCAGCGGGACCGTGAGTGGGGCCGCAACGGCGTGCCCGACGTGCTCGAGCCGTACGCCAAGGAGCGGCGGTGCTCGGAGACAACGTTGGCCACCAACTTCAACGAGGCAGCGGCCGCCATCAGCAACGGCTACCCGGTTGTCGTGTGCAGCGGCCAGGGTTTCAGCATGTCCCGCGACGATGACGGCTTTTGCAAGGCCGGCGGCGTTTGGTGGCACTGCATGTGTCTGATTGGCTTGAGAGGCGGCAAGCGTCCCGGCCTGCTCTGTGCCAATTCGTGGGGCGAATCAAACACCGTGGGCAAGCACTACCCAAACGACATTCCGCCCGCCGTCCGCAACTGCTCCTTCTGGATCGACGCCGAAGTGTGCGACCGGATGCTCTCTGGCCGTGATTCCTACGTCTACGCCGGGTACAGCGGGTTCCGTCCGTCGCCGATGCCCGGCAACTGGCTGGAGGGCATCCTGTGAGATTCCTGCTCGCGTTCTGTGTCGTGCTCGTTGGCTGCGTCGCCACGCTGCCTGGCGACAACGGCGTCACCGCCGACCTGGCCTGCGAGACAGCACGCATGGTCGTGCAGCTGCGGAACGAGATCGCCCCCAGCCCGACGAGCGACAAGTGTGACAACTGCGTGGACGGCTTTATCGGTGACGGGAAAATCAAAATCGTCTGCCCCATCTGCAAAGGAACGGGGAAGAAATGACGCTGCCAGAACTCCAGGCCCACGTCTGGGATCGTCTGCCGACGCTACAGCGAACGGTTGCCGGCCGTCGCATCGTCTCGCGGATCGTGAAGTCAGCCGTGCGAGGCTGGCCCGTACCCGTGCTGGAGCAATGCAACGCCGACGAAACGCAGGTCGTGGCCAAGCACTACACCAAGCAGATCGAGAGGGCAGCCCGCCACGAGTTCGGCATGGGCATCATCCTGACGCTGGTGCTTGGGGCTCTTGTGCAAGAGGTCGTGAAACTCTTGGTTCAATGGTGGCTCGATCGACAGGAGAACCGCACGCAGATGCGTCTACTGATGCGTGAGGCACGAAACCATGACTGAGGCGGCGAAAGACACTGCGTTCGGCATCATGGAGCGATGGGGCTTTCCAGTGCTCGTGGCACTTGCAGCCGGGTGGATACTGCGGAACGACGTGCTACTGCCTCTGGTAGAAGAGCACCGCTCGTTCGTGAAGCAACTCGGCGAGACGCAACGCGAGATCAGCCAGGCCGTGGCAGAGCAGACGAAGTTGCTTTACGCGTTGCAACCCAAGGCAGCCAAGGTGGAGAACTGACGCATGGCGATGAATCCGAAGCTGCTGCGGCCGAGACAGACGGGCTACGTTGCGCCGGACGCTGACGCCCGTGCGTACATCGCGGCCGTGCAGACGGCAGACGGGCAGAAACTTGAGGTTGCGGTCGCCAAAGCAATCAATGCGTTCGTCGTGGACTGCAAGGCCGACGGCATCTGGTCAGCAATCAAGGCGTCCTGCATCCTCGCAGGCGCTCGCACGCTGTCTGGGGCGTTGACGCCGCTGGTCGGCAGCGCCCCGACGAATAACAACTTCGTCACCGGCGACTACAACCGAAAGACGGGCCTAGTCGGCAACGGGACGACCAAGTACCTGGATAGCAACAGGAACAACAACGCCGACGGCCAGAACGACAAGCATGTCAGCGTATGGGTGGATTCTGTGACGACGCAAACGTCAGATTCGTACATCAGCAGCAGCATCAACAATGCTGGCGGAACCAACATCTTTAGGGGAAGCGTCAACGCAAACTGGCGAATTCACAATTCAACGGGCGACAGTTCCGTCAATGTCGCAAATGCGTCGATGACTAATTTCGTCGGATTGTCGCGGTCTGCAAGCAACTCACTCACTTACCGGGCCGCAGGCTCAACGGCATCTGCCGGGTTCAATTCGACAACGCCAGAGAACGCGAACATTCTTGTCTTCGCCACAAACGCCAACACGCTGGCGTCTGTCACTAATCACGCTGACTGCCGTCTCCGCTGGTATTCCATCGGCTCGTCGATGACGCTTGCCACGCTAGATAGCAGGCTTTCGACGTTGTTCACTGCCATCACGGCCGCCATCCCATGACACTCGCAGAACTTACGCTGCCGATCTCATACGAGGATTCCAAGCAATACGCTCTGGTGTTCACGCCGCAACTCGCCGCGAGGCTCGCGAAACTCCACGCGGAACACGGCACCACCAACTGCGTCCCGATGCCGCGAGTGCTGACCGATGGCCGCCTGATGCTCTGCGCCGACGTGCTCACTGAGGTCATGCCAGGCGGCCTTCTCCATGCGATGTGGATCCACGCCGACCAAGCGACGCTCCTGGCGAGCGTCGAGGTGATCCCGTGGGCCGATGCCGTGGCGATGCTGCCGCCCGATTCACTGCAAGGCTGACGCCCCCCCGCCCTAGCCTAAAGGCACAGGAGACCACGCATGGCCGACTCGATCATCTCGCGTAAGTACCGCGACTTCGACATCACGCTGCACACCGCCACGAGCCTGGCCACCACGCTCGACATGCGTGACGTGGCTGGTGCTGTTGTCTCGTTCGGCACCATGAGCACCAACGCCAGCACTCTCCAGATGTGGGTAGGCACCAACCCGGCCGGCACCTTCCGCCGACTATTCAAGACGGACGGCAGCGTCTGTGACCTCACCCTGTCGGCCTCAAGCACGGACGGCCGGGCCTACTCGCTGCCGGACGAAGTGTTCGGCACTGAGTATCTGAAGATCGTCTCGGCCACGACGAACAGCACCGGCACCAGCGGTGTGGTGATGTTCAAGAGCTGATGCCTCAGCGGATCCCAACCCACAGGCCGCTGAGGCTGCGTACCGCCGCAAGGCGTGACGAGAGCGGACGGCCCAATGCGGCACAGCGTGGGTATTGCTCGGCCGCCTGGTTCAAGATCCGCCAGGTCGTGCTGGTCCGCGACGCGTGGCAGTGCCAGGAGTGTGGCCGCGTCTGTGCCGACAAGCGTGAAGCCCACGTGGACCACGTAACGCCAAAGGCTCGAGGTGGCACGGACGAGCTCGGCAACCTGCGGACGCTCTGCGTCCGTTGCCACGGCAGGAAGACGATGCAGGAGCAGCGGCGGAAAGTTTGACAACGCACGCAGGCTGAACGTCACACAGGAGGTGTGGCGATGGCTTGCAGGAAGTGCGGAAGCGATTGGACAACGCCGCTCGGCAAGGACTGCAACCGCTGTCCGGTCTGCGACAAGCAGCAGCGGTTTCAAGCAAGGAAGCGGGGCAGGTTGCCTCGGGAAACACAGAAGACGTGCCGCGTCTGCGGGTCATTGTTTACAGCCACACCGCAGCGACAGATGGCCATGACTTGCGGCAGCGCATCATGCAGAAAAGCCGGCAATGCCGAAAAGTGTCGCCGCCATAAAGCCAAGAAACGAGCTGGCCTGTCTGCAAAGATGGCACCAAGGCAGTCCATTCAGCCAAAAAAGACCTGCAAGCGTGAAGGCTGCGAGAATCGCGTGAAGGACAACAGGCACGATTACTGCAGCCAGACCTGTGCTGGTGCTGATGTCAGGGAGTTCAAGCGGCCGTTCATGGGGCTGCCTGGCCTCACTCGCAAAGCAATCGCTTTCGCGTCTTGGTTTGTGGATGAGTGGGAGCCACAACGAAAGCGAGCATCAATCGACAAGGCGTCAGTGAACTGCCTTGTTTGCCAAAAGCCAACAGCAGACGCTAAGCACAAGTTCTGCTCCCGGGCCTGCATGAAGTCGTGGCGAGGAGATTCGATATGCCAGAAGTGTGGTGGAGTGATTGCCAATGCCCACTGGTGCACAACAGCGTGCAAATCATGCAGAAAGAAGAGTGCGATTGCGAGCCGCAAGGGAAACAGAAGTAAGTTTAGGAGTCGGGCCAGGAAGTTTGGCGTTGCATACACGCCGATCAAAAGGCTTGATGTTTACAAGCGAGATGGATGGAGATGCCAACTGTGCGGCAAGATGTGCAAAAGAAGATGGATGATTAGCACGGTCTCAGGATTACCGCACCCACGATGCCCGACGATAGACCACATTGTCCCGATGTCTCGCGGAGGCGGGCACGTGATACACAACGTGCAGTTGTCTTGCTGGGAGTGCAACATTCGCAAGGGTTCAAGACTTATAGGTCAGCGATTGCTGCCAATTGCGTAGCCCCCCCGGTAGTGGGGTAAATAACTGCAACCTGCGCTGTGCTAAACCCCACGGTTTTCTTCCGCGTGCGCGGCCGCAAAAATCAGCGGCGTTTTTGAGGTGAGCCATGGTCCGAGGCCGAAAGCCAATCCCAGAGGCAGCGAAGCGTCTGGCCGGCAATCCAGGCAAGCGGAAGATCCGGCCCGACCTGCCGGCCCCGGCTGGATCGCCACCGATGCCGAAGCGTCTCATGGTCGAGCCGCTCGCCGTGGAGAAGTGGAACGAGCTCGTGCCGATCCTGCTTGGCCTCGGCACGCTCACTACCGCTGACGGCGAAGCGTTGGCGACTTTGTGCGAGGTGTACGCTGCGACGCAGGCGTGCCTACTCGAGCTGCGGGCCACTGGCCCGGTGATGCGAACCGACCTGGGTGGCGTCAAACCGAATCCGGCTGGCCCGTTGTATCGCAGTTTAGTGGCGCTCCAGGCTTCGCTAATGGGCGAGTTTGGGTTGACCCCGAGCAGTAGGACGCGGCTAGGTGGCAAGGAAGAAAAGCCAACCGACGAAGTCGAGGAGTTCTTCAAGCTCCACGGTGCCTGATCTCTGCAAAGATGGGCAGGCCAAGTACGAGCGGGTGGTGCACTTCTTCGAGAAGATCTTGCGCCACAGCAAGGGGCAGAACGCCGGCAAGCCGTTCACGCTCCTGCCGTGGCAGCACCATGTGATGCGTGAGCTCTTCGGCCGATTGAACCCTGACGGCATGCGAAGGCACCGCGTCGGATACATCGAGTTGCCGAAAAAGATGGGGAAGAGCACGACGCTGGCCGGCATCGCGCTCTACATGACGGCGTTCGACTCGGAGCCGGGTGCCGAGGTCTATGGTGCGGCCTGCGACCGTGAGCAGGCGGGCATCATCTACCGAGAAGCGGCGTCGATGGTGCGGGCTTCGCCTGCGTTGTCTCGGCATCTCGAGGTGATCGACAGCCGGAAGACGATCGTGCACAAGGCCAGCAACTCGTTCTACCGGGTGCTCTCAGCCGACGCGTTCCGTGCGGAAGGGCTGAACATTCACGCCCTGCTCTTTGACGAATTGCACGCCCAGCGTGACCGGCGATTGTGGGACGCCCTGCGATACGGCGGTGCGGCTCGCCGGCAGCCGCTTATCCTGTCGATCACCACGGCGGGCTATGACCGCAAGTCGATCTGCTGGGAGCAGCACGCCTACGCCGAGCGGTGCATTGCCGACCCAACAGTGGACCCTGCATTCTTCGGGTGCATCTACGCCGCCTCGCCCGATGACGATTGGAAAGACCCGAAGACGTGGCACAAGGCCAACCCGTCTCTCGGCGAGACGATCACGGTGGATTCATTTGCGGCCGACGCCCGCGAGGCCGAGCAATCGCCGTCGAAGCTCAACTCGTTCCTGCGATACAGACTGAACGTCTGGACCACCCAGGACGTGCGGTGGCTCTCGCCTGACAACTGGGCCAAGTGCGGCAAGCCGCTGGCCGGCGACCTCGAGCAGCGGGAGTGGTTCGCGGGCCTCGACCTTGCAACCACGTATGACCTTTCGGCATTCGTGCTCGTGAGCCAGGCCGACGATGGCACCTTTGACGTGCTGCCATTCTTCTGGGTGCCGCAAGAGAACGCCGCCGAGCGGACGCAGCGGGACAAGGTGGACTACATCGGGTGGATCCGTGACGGGTACATCAGAGCCACCGATGGGAACGTCACCGACTACGACGTGATCCGCCGCGACATCGTCGAGCTATCACAGAAGTTCAATATCCGGCAGGTGGGAATCGACCGCTGGAACGCCACTCAACTCGCTACCCAACTGCAAGGGGAAGGCGTGAATGTGACAGGCTTTGGACAGGGCTACGGCTCCATGAGCAGCCCGAGCAAGCAACTGGAGAACCTCGTACTCTCGGAGAAGATCCGCCACGGGAATCATCCGGTGCTGTCGTGGATGGCTGGCAACGTGGCAGTGCAGACCGACCACCAGGGCAACATCAAGCCGAGCAAGGCGAAAAGCACGGAACGCATCGACGGCATCGTCTCGCTGGTGATGGGCCTCGGGCTGCACGCCGTGGCGACTGCGAAACCAGCCGAGCAGAACTGGGACATCATCACCCTATGAACGAAAACGCCGTCGCTGACTACAAGATGTTCGACCTGCGTGGCATCGACTGGCCCGAGGTTTCGCCGAGCCGTACGCCGTCTGGCGTTCGCGTCAACGCCGACAACTCGATGGCGTGCTCGGCCTACACGGCTTGCATCCGGGTGATCTCTGACGCCGTCTCGGCCCTGCCGCTCCACATCTTCGAGCGGCTCGCCAATGGTGGCAAGCAGAAGGCCACGAGCCACCCCGTGTATCGGCTGCTGCACATGCAGCCCAACCCGTGGCAGACGGCCCAAGAGTTTCGGGATTGGATGACGGGCATGTACCTCCACTACGGTGCGAGCTACGCCGAGATCCGCCCCGGTGCTCGCGGTGCCGTCTCGGAACTGTGGCCGCTGCACTCGTCTCGGATGGAAGCCGAGCGGCTGGAAGACGGCACGCTGCGGTATCGCTACCGCGAGCCGAGCGGCCGGCAGACGGTCTACAGCCAAGAGCAGATCTTCGCGCTGCGGTTCACGACCGAGGACGGCATCAAGGCGATTCCCACGTACAAGATTTTTCAGAACGCCATCGGGCTGGCCCAGGCGTTGGAGGCCCACGGGTCCACATACTTCGGCAACGGTGCCCGGCCGGGCATCGTGCTGGAGAGTGACAACCCGATTCCGGCCGAGGCAGCCGAGCGTCTGCGTGAACAGTGGGAGCGGATGCACCGTGGGCCGGATCGAGCACACCGCACGGCGGTGCTGCCGAATGGCGTGAAGGCTCACGAACTCAGCGGCAGCAACGAGGCGGCCCAGTTCCTTGAGACGCGGCAGTATCAGGTGATCGAGATTTGCCGTGCGTTTCGCGTTCCTCCACACATGATCCAGAGCCTGGAACGCAGTACATACAGCAACATAGAGGTGCAAGGCACCGAGTTTGTGCAGCACTGCCTGCTGCCGCATCTCAAGCGTTGGGAAGCCGCGATCAGCCGCGACCTCATCGTCGATGACGAGCGGTATTTCGCCGAGCACAGCGTCTCGGGCCTGCTGCGTGGCGACCACGCGAGCCGGTCTGCCTACTACGTCTCGGCCCTGCAAAACGGCTGGATGACGATCAACGAGATCCGCGAGCTTGAGAACCTCAACCCAATCGGGCCGGAAGGCGACAAGCACTTCGTGCAGCTGAACATGACCACGCTGGACAAGGTGGGCCAGGATCCGCCTGCCCCGGAGCCGATGCCCGAGCCAGCCGTCGAGGTTGAAGACACACCGGCCGATGACGCCGAAGACCAGGCCGAAGAGGAGGACGCTACCGATGGAAATTGAACGCCGCTGCCTCGCCTTTGAGGAAGTGCCCGAGGCCGAGCTCACCATTGAGACGCGGGCCAATGGCACGCAGGTCATCACTGGATACGCCGCCGTCTACAACCGCTTCAGCCTGCCGCTGCGGGAAGGCGGCTCGCAGTTCCGCGAGATCATCCTGCCTGGTGCGTTTGACAAGATTCTGACCCGCCAGCGTGGCAAGCAGGACGTGGTGGCGTTGCTGAACCACAACAGCGATCTCATCCTCGGTCGCACATCAAGCGGCACGCTTGAGTTGTCGAGCGACGAGAAGGGCTTGCGGTACACGGTGACGCCGCCCGACACGCAGGTGGGCCGCGACACGCTGGAGCTCCTGCGTCGCCGCGACCTCAAGGCGTCGAGTTTCGCCTTCGCTCTCGACCCCAAGACGGGCGAGCGGTGGACGAGCGATGAACAGGGGGCAGTGCGAGAGATCCGTGAGATCTCGATGTTGGCAGACGTGTCTGTCGTGCTGACGCCTGCGTACCCGGCAGCATCGGCCGCTGTCGCCATGCGGTCTTACGACGCGTGGGTTAATTCCCAGCCAGTGGCCGAGCCCACGCCCGAGCCTGCGGCCCAGGCGGATCGTTCGCGTTCGGCCCTGCGGGGCGTCGCCGCCGCCTGGGCTGCTTCTCTGAGGCTTCGCAATGGCTGACGCCCGCTGCACGTGCGGCGAGAAGTTGCGGTGCCGTTCTTCGCGCCCGTGCGGTGACGAGCGGCAGCGGTATCTACGCTGCCCGCGATGCGGTGCTCGTGGCGTGGTGTTTGTAAAAACAACAGTTTCCGAAGTTCGCTTCTGCAAGAGGGATGCCCGTTAGTGCGACCGTGAACTCCATCGGCAATACCGCCGGCGGAGAACACACGTGGACAACCTCAAGAAGCTGCAGGACGAGGCCGTTACCCTCGCCAACCGGATCGACGCCGTGCGGGCCATCGAAGGCGACGCGGACAAGATCGCCGAGCGTGACCTCGAGCTCGAGACGCTGACGGCCGACGCCGCCAAGCTTGCTCGCAAGATCGACTTCGAGAAGTCGGTCGCCGACTCGGCGAAGAATCTCCGCAGCGTGGTGGATCGCTGCTCGCCGGCCCCCGAGGCCACTGAGGAGCGGAGCGAGAAGGTCCGCATCGAGGCGGTCCCGTTCTCGGGTCGGCTCCGTGCGTTCGAGAACGCCAAGGACGCGTACTCGGTCGGCATGTGGTTCAAGGCCAAGGGCGGCGACGTTGAGGCCAAGCGGTGGTGCCAGGACCACGGCGTCGAGGCTCGTGCCCAGGGTTCGACCGGTTCCACGACCGGTGCGGCCTTCGTGCCCGACGTTCTGTCCTCGACCGTGATCCGGCTCGTGGACCAGTATTCGGCCTTCGCTCAGAACGCCACCAACGTGGTGATGCCGAGCGACGTGCTGCTGTTCCCGCGTCGGACTGCCGGTGCGACCGCGTACTGGATCGACGAGAACTCCGCGATCACCGCCAGCGACCCGACCTCCAATCAGGTCACGCTGACGGCGAAGAAGGTGACCGGGGCGGTGGTCATCGCGTCGGAGCTCCTGCAGGACTCCATCGTGTCGATCGCCGACTGGATCGCCGCCGAGCTGGCCCTGACGCTGAGCAACGCCGTCGAGTCGGCTGCGTTCAGCGGCAACCCGAGCAACGCCCCTGGCGTGGCCGGGCTTGTGACCAGCCACACGGGTGGCCTGCTGGCGTCTTCGGCTGCCACCTACGCGGCGTCGCTCGTGACGGCTGCCGGTGACACGCCCGACGAGGTCACGAAGGCCAACCTCCTGGCGATGATGGCTGCGGTTCCGCAGCACTCGCGTCAGGGTGCCAAGTGGTTCTGCTCGCCCTTCTTCTTCGCCACCTGCATGCAGAACCTCGACCTCGCCCAGGGCGGGTCGGTTGGTCTGGCGGCTGGCATGGGTCCGACCTTCCTGGGTTCGCCGGTGGTTCTCACCGACCGGCTCCCAAGCGGTGCGGACTCGACGGGTGCGATCATGGCCCTTTACGGGAACATGGCGAACTCGAGCTACTACGGCATCCGCCAGGCCATCGAGATCGCGTCCAGCGATCAGGTGAACTTCCTGTCGGATCAGACGGTGATCCGTGCGGTGGCTCGCGTGGCGATCACGCACGCCAACCTCGGCACCTCGACGGTGGCCGGCCCGATCATCGGCCTGGTCGGTGCGTGAGCCTGACGGCTTGACGTGATGTGCAAACTGGGCGGGCCGCTCCACAACGGGGCGGCCCGCTCTCTTTTGTTGAGGCACGCATGCTGGTCAAGGTCGGCGGCACGGAAGTTGACATCCGTGTGGAAGCCATCCTGTCGATGCCCAGGTTGAGTTTTACGGCCAACCATTTCGCCTGGGCTCAGGCACTCATGCCGCTCGGCATTCGCCCCACAATGGGCACTGGTGCGTTCTGGAGCCAGGTGAACACCCGCGTGATGGAACAGTTCATTGACAAGGCCGAATACCTGCTGGCCATCGACTACGACACGTTTTTCACGAAGGAAGACATCGAGCACCTCTTCGCCCTGGCGATGACCTTCCAGTGCGACGCCATCACGGGCCTGCAGACGAAACGGGAAGACGGCCGCCCGATGCTCACGCTGAAAGGCATGCTGGACAACCCGCCGCCAGACGGCAGCACCAAGGTGGATAAGGCGTGGTTTGCCGAGCCGGTGCAGGAAGTGGACTCGGCCCACTTCGGACTGACGGTCATTTCCACGGCCGCACTCAAGCGGTGCAAGAAGCCGTGGTTCTGGAGCAAGCCCGGCCCGGACGGATCGTGGCATGAAGGCCGCGTCGATGACGATATTTGGTTCTGGAAGAACTGGCGAGAGAGCGGCAACAAGGTCTACGTTTCGCCCCGCGTCGTGCTAGGCCACGGCGAGTATGTGGTGACGTGGCCCGGCAAGAATCTCAGCAGCCCTGTTTTCCAGTGGGCCACAGAGTTCACGAACACGCTGAAACGCCCTGAGTCTGCATGGAGTGTCCCACAATGAGGAAAATCACATTTACCCGTGCGTGGCGTGCCTACCGCAAGGGGCAGTCGGTAGAGATGACGGGCGGGCTGGCGACGCAGCTGGTGGCCCAGGGCGTGGCCATCGAAGACCGGCAGCAGGATCTGATCGAGACGGCCGCCATCGAGCACGACGCCGAGACGGCAGACGCCACGCCCAGGAGACGAGGACGCCGTGCA